CCCATGATTAGTTATTTACTATGCAACCATGTAACGGTATGCGCCTGCTGCGATCTTGGTAGCGATTGCACCATAACCGTAGTATCCAACCTGAACCTGACCTGTTGAGATGAGGTTTGTCTGGAGTGAGAGGCGTGGTGACTCGTACCATGTGTAAGCATCTGGGTTAACGATAATCATTGAGTTATCGCCTGTACCTGAAAGGTTACGAGCTACGCGAAGGTTGAGACCGAGAAGGTTTCCACGAACTGCTGTTGCTGTAAGTGTTCCGCCTGCGTTCTGTGGGTTGATTGTCTGTTGGAAAATTGGGCGATTAGATGAATCGACCAAGCCCATAAGGACACCCCATTGTGCTGGAGATACTGCGATGTTTGTTGCAAATCCGAGTGTGTTCTCGTAGATTGAAACTGCTGCATCTGATACGAAATCAGCTGCAAGAGCGCCAGTTGTAAGAGTACGGTTTCCGCCGTCTGTTCCGCCTGCAATAAGTGCAGTTCCGACTGCTGTATCTGTTGCCTTTGCGTATGCGTATTCCATCTGGCGTACGAGTTCAGCAAAGAAAGCAGGTGATGAGCGATCTAGAAGCTCAAGTGAGAATGTCTGCTGTCCGATGTACTTCTTAACATCGACTGATACGAAAGCAGCGTTCTGGTCTGTCTCTGATGGTGTTCCGCCTTCAGCTGCGATTGCAACTGTTGGAGCAACTGTAATTTTAGGAATTTCGAATGTCATTCCTGCATCAGGCAAAGTTCCTGAACTAACGCTATCCACTAGCGGGCGATCAGCATTGCTGATTCCGTTGATAACTTCAGTAAGTTGACGAGTTGGTACGAGACCAGCGTTGTCTGTTGTGTCTGCTGCTGCTGCAACATACATCTTTGATTCGTCGTTGCCAAGTGAGGCGCGGACTGAGTGCTCGAGATAAGAAGCCTTATCAACGATTGGGTTACGAACAGTTGTTGAAATGTAAGGTGCTGTTGCAGCCTTAACTTCAACCTTTGCAGCCTCTACCGTTTCTGCGGCAGGAGCAACTTCTGGAACGGTAGTGTCTGACACTTGTTCTCCTTCTGTAGTTGATTGTGTTTCTTTCTGAGCTGTCTCAGAAACTTCATTTTCTACTGCCGCTACTTTCGCGACCTCGGCTCCGGGTATAGCCCCGTCTGTGACCAAGCTGACCTCGATGAGGTTAGATGCGCTGATAGCCATTACGCCATCCTCGTTATCCCACTCTGCGACATCTACGCCAACGCTGAAATCTGAGCGAAGGCCAGTTGCAGCTTCCTCGAGGGCATCGTTACCGGCTGTTGTCTTTGCGATCTTAAATTCTGCTGTAATGCCTGTTTCATCCTCTGAAAATGAAACCATTTTGCCAAGTGGGCGAGTGACATCGTGCTGTAGAACTAGCTTGATGTTCTTAGCCATTGTAATTGAATCAGACTTAAACATAGTGCGGCCTGCTGATGTGTTGCCTTCAGCGTTCCATGTCACAATGCGGCCTGCAATTATGCGAGACTCTGTATCTGCCGCTGTAATGGCATATGGCATTGTTATTTTCATCGGGTCTCCTTGTTATCAATTAGGTCTTCTTCTTCTCTAATCTGCTCGACACTCATGGCGCCAATGCGATTAAGAATCTCGTATACCTGAGCGCGCTGTAGAGCATCTGAGCGCAGGAATTCATCTAGGCTAAATCGAATCTCACCAGTTGACGGGCAGAAGTCCGGCATAGATAAACGCTGTTCAATAGCTGCAAGGATTGGTTTCATTGAGAAGTCAATAAGTGAACGGCGCTCTGAGACTGAGTTGCTATAGGTCATGCTGGTAGTTTCTGCGCTTACGAAGTATGCAGGAAGGTTGCAGGCGCGAGCCAATTCCAGAGCGACATATTGACGAGCTTCATTCAGCTGTAGTTTGGCTGGATCGATGCCCAACGCCTGCAATTCAACATCTGCGTTAAGGAACGCAGTTGACTTAGTAAGTCTAGCTGTACGCCATGACTCGAGAAGTTTAGAAATGCGCTCTGCTGGGAGATTGGTGCCATTAGATTTTAAAACTTGTAGAGGTACTGGCTCTTTAGCGAAAGTTTCGGCTGCTTGCTCGAGTGCGTGAGCTGCGCGGATTGTGCGGCCTGCGCGATTAAGTAATCCTTCATCGAGGCCATAGAACACTACAAGGGAACCGACTCCTTGAGTTGGAACTACTGAGCCGTCTACTTGGTAACCAATAATTTCTGTTTGGTTGTTATTAAGTTTAGTTGTTACGCGATCTGGTGCTACGCGAGTCCATGCACGAACTCTGCCGGTGTCTCCGTACTGTTCCATAACTTGTCCATAGCCAACGCCATGAAATAGTAAATCCTCTGCGAGCCATGCGTAGATTGCTGAACCGGGAACGCGTGGGTCTGGCTGATTGATTACTCCGGGTGTCCCCATGTGTGATCCATCGACCTTCGAGTATTGCTCGAGAGGTAAAGCTGCAAGAGTTGAACAGATGATGTTACGCGCTCTTGCGATAGTTGGAACCGCCATTGCCTGCTGGCGAGAAGCTACTGACTGAGTAAATACGAAAGGATTAAATGATGCCGTATTATTAAACGGCGCAGGGGTAGAAGCGGCATCGACTGTAAGCTCGATTGCTGGCTTTGATGATGTAAAGATGTCCCGGATTCCCATTGGACATATTATACGCTACTGTCTAGACATTATCCTACCTGAATGTCTACTTCAGATTCAGCGCGTGTCGCAAAGTGAGTAACCATTGCTGAGGCAACTGCACCGCAAACAATTCCTGAAGCCTTACGCCCCATTACCCAACCGCCATCGCCTCGAGTTAATTTAACGGCGCTAAGGACTTGCTTAGTTAATTCCTCTTGATCTGAATGTGCAAGGCGAAGGCTAGATACTGCCGAAACGAATTCATCACATGATTGCTGATACTCCTGACCGGTAATCTCATGGATAGGTATTCCGGCTGGTGCTAATCGAGCTGCAACCGCCGAGGCTGTCGACTTGCTGTATGCCACTGCATTAACCGGGAACTTGCGAACCCAGTAAGCAATATCGTTAGCCATTTCTTTATCATCGAGGTTAACTGGGTTAAACCAAGTATGGAGAAGGCTCACTTGGAACCTATCGCCATGAATTCTCTGGCCGGCAACTAATGACCCATGTTTTCTGTCCGGGCTAAGATCTATTGCCATCCAAGTATCGGCCTCGACATCGAGCTGAGGCAGATTATCCACCTTGCATTTTTTCCACTCGGCTTCTGAAATGACTGGGTTAATCATCGAGACGAATTGGCACAAGATTTCTGTCCTAAAGATGTCCTCACGATCCGATAAACTGTCCTTGATATTATCCTCATGGACTGTATGTCCAAGGCTAGGGTTAGATTGATACCAAGCCTCTTTATCGGTTATCTCGGCTCCGGGTTCTGCACTCCACTCGAACCAGCCAATAGAATCATCGGCTCCTTCACTAGCTGCAAGGCCGCGCTCCCTAAACTTATGCAATAGAACCGAATTGGCGTGGCCTGCATTGGAATAGACATAGGCCTGCGGATTGGGATTCGACATCTGAGTAAATCGCATCGAACTCCAAACATCCTCAGTATCGAATTCTCGTAACTCGTCAATATGGATTACATCCGGTGCTGCAATACCTCGAGCAGCTGAGTTACCGGCTCTGATTAGGTAGCGAGCCTTATTCTTAAACCGAATCTCCTGCGATCCTTTAGATTCATACTTCTTTGCAAAGTTATCTAACAATAATTGGGAACCTTCAATAATCTCTGAGACCTTAAAAAAGATTTCCGATGAGGTAGTTAACTTATGAGCTGTGGCAAGGTGCATTTTCTCGCCAAGAACATAGATGCCGAACAAGATGCGTAGCGCCATGAAGGTCGACTTTCCCTGCTGCCTGGGAAGCATGATTCCTATAAGTGGATGTAGCCATCTGTTATCCGGCTTGTATCTCAGGCAGTCTCGAGCCAACTGTTCCTGCCAAGGCAAGAGCGGGAAGCCAATATCGATGCAGAACTGAATCATCTCATCGCCCCGAGTAGGTAGATCACTAGGCTTTGACCGGATTCTAGGAGTCTGGGAGCCATATCGTACTTCTGTTACCCCTACCTCAGCCGATTGCAGCCCGATAGAGACGATTTCAGCCGTCATGACTGGTTCTCATCCTGTTCAAGCCGATAGTGGCTGTTTGAGTCATTTTTGGGGTAAAAAGAAACAG